GTTGTCACAATCGGTGGCATTATTTTTAGTGTTGCTGGAGCAGCGGCTGTAGCGCAATCACAAATTAAAAATATTGTGGAAATGCTACATGATTTAGAAGCTAGATATCGGACATTTGATCAACGACTTGATAAAGGTCATACTCAAATTGAAACGCAATCACAAAAGCTTGGAGTGCTTGCCAAGATGATGGACCCTTCTAATGAAGCAGCAAGGCACAGAGAAATGTCTAATATTATTACACGTATTGACAGGGCTGAAAAAGATATCTCAAAATTAATTACTATGCACAATGGCAAACATCCTAAAGTAGAATAAGTATGAAAGAAAAATTAATAATTGATGGAGCCATTGCAACACCAGCATTAACAATGCCGTGGTGGTTACATATTTTTGAAGAATGGGCGCAATTTGGTATAACAGTAGTAACACTTATTCTTGTTTGTAGCCGTTTGTATGTTTTATACAAAGATCATAAGGAGAAATAAGATGCCTAAAGTTGCAGGAAAACATTATCCATATACAAAAGCTGGTTATGCAGCAGCTAAAAAAGCTAAAAAATCTCAAAAGAAAAAAGCTAAAAAGAAATGACTATAAAGTATAGAAATGAAACTTTTTCGGGATATAATAAACCTAAACGTACACCCGGAAAATCTAAAAAATTTGCTGTGTTAGCAAAAGATGGCAATGATATTCGATTAATCCGTTTTGGTGATCCAAATATGACAATTAAAAAAGATCAACCGGCACGAAGAAAAAGTTTTAGGGCTAGACACAAATGTGATACAAATCCACCTAATAAACTTTCAGCTCGATACTGGAGTTGTAAAAAATGGTAAAACAAGGTTTGTACGCTAATATTAATAAACGTAAAAAATTAGGTATTTCTAGGCCAAAATCTAAAAGTACAATTAGCAAAAAAGCTTACTCAAACATGAAAGCCGGTTTTCCTAAGAAACGAAAGAAAAAATAATGCCTAGTTTTGGAAACAGATCACGAGACTGTCTTGAGACAGTACATCCTAATATCCAGTTAGTTCTACATGAGGCCATTAAACACTACGATTTCAGTGTTATTGAAGGACATAGGACTAAGGAGAAGCAAGATGAATTCTTCAAAACTGGAGCGTCAAAGCTCCCTTTTCCTAAGTCTAAGCATAACCAGTATCCTTCTCTTGCTGTTGATATTGTACCTTACCCTATAGATTGGGAGAACCTACAAAGGTTCCATGAGTTAGCCGAAGTGGTCTATGCAGCCGCAGAAAAGCATGGGGTAATTAATTTACACTGGGGTTATGATTTATGGGAATGGGATATGCCACATTGGGAGCTTAGGTAATGGCTTTTGGTATTGATGACGCTATTGCTTCCGGTTTAAAAATTATCAATAAGTTTATTCCTGATCCTCAGGAAAAGATTAAAGCTGAACAAGAATTACGAAAAGACTTATTAGCTGCTGATGTAGCTCAGATGGAAGTTAATAAACAGGAAGCAGCCCATAGGACTGTTTTTGTAGCTGGATGGAGACCGTTTATTGGATGGACCTGTGGTTCTGCATTTGCTATGCATTATGTTTTATTTCCACTTTTGCAAGTCTTAAGTTTATACTTAAATTTTACTCCTCCTCAGTTATCTTTTGATATGGAAAGTTTACTTACAGTTATGCTTGGTATGTTGGGATTAGGTGGTATGAGGACGTATGAGAAATTCAAAGGGGTATCTAAATAATGGCTTTTAGACAGATCATTAACAAAGTCCTGACTCGTCTTCGGGAAGATACAATCACTTCGGATTGGACTGGTGATATTAATGATTCATCAGACGTCGATGATTATCAGAAGCTTATTGGTGAGTTAGTAAATCAATCTAAGCATTTAGTTGAGAATGCTTGGGATTGGGGTGTATTACGTACTGTTGAGACTGTTGCTACGTCTAGTGGGACTGTAAGTTATACTATGAGTAACTTAGACTATAAATCTCGTATTATGCAAGTCTTAGACGATACAAATGACTCTGAATTGAAACATATTTCAGATAAAGACTTCTATCGCTTTACGTACATTGGTGACTCTCAAACTGGTCAACCTATGTATTATCGTTTAAAGAATAATGAGATTAGCTTTTGGCCTACTCCAGACGCTGCCTATAACATTAGGGTCCATGCAGTGCAGCCTCAGGATGACTTAACTACTGCCACTGAGACTATGACTGTTCCTGAGCATCCTGTTGTATTAGGAGCCTATAGTATGGCTATTGCAGAACGGGGTGAAGATGGGGGTACGATGACTGACTTAGCTAGTTCTATGTTCTCTAATGCACTTTCAGACGCTATTTCTCAGGATGAAAACCGTACAGTGAATGAAACGACTTGGTATGCCGACTAAACCTATTACACCAATAGTCCTTAGTGGACTTGGATCAGCAGGGTTAAATACTCAATCTCAAGATGCTACTCTTGGGCCGGAGTGGTTGACTGCTGCCGATAATGTGGTATTCGATTACCAAGGTCGTATTTCGTCTAGAAAAGGGATTAAACAAGTCTCTAAAACCATTGGATCAAGTATTAAATCTATAGGGTGTTATATCAAAGCAGACAGAACGAGGGAATACTATGCTGGTGCTGGAAATGCTATTTATAAGCTTGATACAACTGTCACTCCATATTCTTTAACTTCTCAAGCCTTCTCAGGAACTCCTCAGACCATCAGTAATGGGAACTGGCAATGGGTTAACTTTAATGATGAATTCTGGGGTGTCCAGAGTAGTCATAAAGTGGTTAACTTTGACGGTACTAATTGGTACGATATGGAGGACTTAGGGACTTATCTTGCCCCTGCCGGGATTACCACTTTTGATCCGTCCTGTGCTTTAGGTGAATTTGGACGTATGTGGTACGGTGGTGTTACTGAGGCTCCTGGTGTGGTATTCTACTCCGATAACTTAATTGGAGAAGCTCTTAGTGGTGGTGCGTCTGGTATTGTAGACTTAAAGACTGTTTGGGGTAATGACGAAGTAGTTGGTTTAGGCTCCATTGAAAATAAACTGATTATCTTTGGTAAACAAAATATTGTAATCTATACTGGTGCAGATGATCCTGCTAATATGGTTTTAGATGAAGTCATTAAAGGTATTGGTCTTGCAGGTAGGGATAATATTTCCTACGTAAATACTGACATTATTTTTATGAGCTATGAAGGCTTAAGAAGCTTAACTCGTACTGTCCAGAATGACGGTAAGTCTCCTATTGATGATTTATCTTTAGCTATCCGTAACGACCTTACTCGTCTTTTAGCTTCGGCGGATTTGACTACTGTAAAGTCTAGTTATTACCCTGAAGACGGTATTATAGTTACGTTTTTTCCTGGAAGTCGAAAGTGCTATGTTTTTGATATGATTCTTTTTGCTTCTCAGAATCGTCCTAGGATCACTACTTGGTCCTTTACATCAGCCCCTTTATGTGGATTAGGGACTATTGACGGTACTTTATATTTGGGCTTAAGTGACTCCGTAGCTGAATACTCTGATTACTATGATGTAACCATTTCTGATGTAACTGGTACTTATGGAAACCAGTCGGTATGTGAAGCTGCTAATAATACCTGGGAAACCTCAACTTGTTGGAGTTACACTAACAATAATTATAATTACACTTGGCAGTCGGCTTGGTTAGATTTGAATAACCCCGTCATTGCTAAAATTGTAAAGGCAGGTTTATTTACATTTGTTGGAGGCAGAGGAGCTACTTCTGAAATCTTTATTTATAAAGACTACGATAGTGGTTCTCCGTACTCTAAGTCATTTTCCTTAACTACACAAGGGACTACTTATCTTTACGGTAAACTTAATTCCCTATATGGTGCAGCTATTTATGCTTCTCCTTCAACTGCTAAAGAATATAAAGTTCCCTTAGGAAGAACTGGTCGAGTGATTAGGTTAAAAATGACTACAGAAGTTAATGGCAATTACTCAAGCTTGGTCAATACGACCTTACTCACAAAACAAGGTAAAATTAGGTAAAGAGGAATAATAATATGTTAGGTGGTCTATTTGATGCGGTAGGAAATTTCTTCACAAAGAATGCTTCTGATCTAGTAGGGGCAGCTATTGGTGGAGGGCTTAGTTACCTAGGTGCTTCTCAAAAAGCCGATGCTGCTACGGCTGCAGCACAGGCTCAGGCAGACGCTATGAGGGCTAATGCTGCCGCTGCGGAAGCTGCTGCACAGCCTTGGGGTGTAGGTTCCTTAGGTGGTACTGCAGGGTTCGATGAAGCCTCACGTACAGCCCTTCTTAACCTATCCCCAGAATTACAGAACATTTACGCTGGTGCTTTAGAACGTAGCGGTCTATGGGGTACTCAAGCTCTGGCCTTAGGTGCTGATCCTTTTGAGTCCGCTAATCGTTTATATGATATTCAACAGCAATATTGGGACCCTAAAGAAGCTCAATTACGTACTGACCTAGAGAGTCGTTTGTTGGCTCAAGGACGTCTTGGGACCACTGGCGGTCAACGTACTATGGGTGAACTTGAAGAATCTATTGGTGCTTTGCAACAGGCCCGTAGAAATGAATCTATGTCTCAGGCTCAGTCTTTGGTCAACGAACTTCTTGGTAGGGAAACTTCAGACATTGGTCAAGCCGTTGGTCTCCTTAATATTCCACTCCAACAAGCCAACGTAGGGATGGGCCTAGGCGGTCAACTCGGGGACGCTGCAGCAACAGCTATGTCTGCACGTAACGCAGCCGCCGCAACACGTTATCAACCTCAAGCGTTGTCCGCTAGTGGTACAGCCCTCTCAGGACTTGGAGGGTTGTTCTTGGATCGTCTACGTCCTGAAAAAAAAGAATAATAGAGTATTAACATGGCTATTACTGGACTACTTGGTGGAAACATTCCGGATTGGTTAGGCGATTGGTTACTTGATCCGTCGTCAAGTCAAGCCTATACGTCAACGATTCCAACATGGTTGAGTGATTGGGCATTTGAACAGCCTAGGTATAGACAAACTACATCCGCCTTATCGCCATACAGAACACAAGTATTCTATAGTCCTTTGGTAGAAGGAGCGCAAGGGTTATTTGACTCCTTAGGAGGAGACCCACAGGCTGGTCCAGGTGGGACCGGGATTTCAGGTCCAGGAGCAGTATCCCCTACTGGAATGGAATCAACCGCCACTACAGCAACTGGGAAAAGTATTAGCGAATTAGCTGCATTAGCAAGCCTAGGGTTTGAAAATCAGGCTCAAAAATCGTTAATGCAAACTGTAGCGGCATTAGCTCCTGTCCCTGGAATTAGTGCTGTTGTAGGTCTCGGACAACTTGCAAACCAAGCTGCGGCCAGAGAAGAGATTAGTAAGATTGTTGATTTTGCATTTTTGGATGAATTTAGTGATGAAGAGTTTGGAACACTCCAGGCTTTAGCTAATCAATCTTTATTCGGTGGTATGTTTGATGAAGATCCTTTAGCTGAAGTAAAAGGTTTGTTTAGTAATATTGGTGAGCAGGAAGGATACGGTGTACCTAATTATGGTGAGGAAGAGGTTGCCGAAGCGATAGCACAAGGTTTGGAACCGTTTGGTGGTTTGGGAATGAGTCCAGACGCTGCAGCGGT